CATCTTTTGCACAACTGATTCTTTTACCATTCCAGCTTCTTCACCAGATGGTTCACTTCTGGTATTTGTTTTAGATACTGCTTTTGCTGCATCCTTACCTGAAGAAGACTTCTTAGTCTTTATACCTTTGTCTGCTTTATATAAGTCTATAGCTCTTGATGCTGCTCTAGCATCGCTATCGTTTTCATATAGTGCGTCTTGTATTGACTTAGGCTGTTCTTCTGCCCACTCATGAAACTCGTCACTATCTCTTATATCAGCAAAGTCTGGATGTGCAGTCATTAACTCAACTTCTGCTCTATCTCTGTTTGCCTTTTCTCGCATCTCGTCTATTTCTTTTACACGAGCTTCTAAGCCAGACGATTGTTCTTTAGCCTTTTTAATTGCTATAGTTTCTACTATTGCTGCAACATCAGGATAATCTTTAGCCCATGCTTCAATGTCTTCGTCAGACTTAGGTAGTTTAATCTCTTGTTTAGTAGACTGCTCTAATTGACTTTGTAATGCATTTATTTTTTCTACATGTTCTTGTAGTTGTTTCTGTGAATGCCTACGTAAATCACCGTATCTTTTCTTAAAACTTTTTTCTTCAGCATGGGTAGGTTCTTTTTCTTCTTCAACCTCTTCAGGTTCTACTTCACCTTTTTGCTCTGCAACTAATGCTGCCAGTTCTTCTTCTTCTTTTTTAATTCTTTCTTCATTAGAGTATTTACGATTTGCAAATGCAACTTTTTCTTGTGGCTTTACTTCTTCTGCCATTACTGTGTCAGACATTACTGTCTCCTTTACTAGGGCCACCGTAGCCTATGTTGGTAGGGGGATGAGTAGCTAGTCATATTTAGCTATTTTTTAGATGTAGCTAAACCACCTTTCTTCATTTTACGTGTAGCTTTCTTTTTAGGTTTCTTTCCTGCTAGGCCACCTTTGTTCATAAAATCAGGTGAACCAGAACCTGCACCTCCATAGTCACCACTAAAACCAGCATTACCACTAAAGCCACCTGCATCACCTCCACGATCTGGGCCGCCACCTCTGCCTGCTTCACCGACACTTACGCCACCTACACCTGCAGGGCCACCAGTTACACCTGAACGAGCAGTAGATGCTTCACCTTCTCCTGACATAAAAGAAGATATTTGATTGGCATCATCTTGAGCAGAACTTCCTGTACTTGTAGAAGTTTTATCTGGAGTAACAGTTTTAATATTTTCTGTTTTATCTGAAGTCGTAACAGTAGGCCTAGAAGAAGGTTGATTATAAAATGGTGAAGTTGTAGGTATAGAAGTTTTTCTTGAAGGATGAGCCTCTGTAGGAACTGAATTAAAATTTTCATCTCTTGTATATTCTCTTAAATTTGCCAAACTATCTGCTAATTTATTAAACTCTGGATTATATATTTCTTCACCTTTAATATTGGTAATTTTATTAGGCGTCTGTTTCATTTGATTTTGTAGATTAGCTAAAGTAACTGCTCTTTCATTTTCTATTGGATTTCCTGAATCTGGTATATCTAAAATTTTCATTTGTATATTTGTGTAATATGGCAACATAAATTTTTCTAATGCTGAAGGAGTTTTTTGTCCACTAGCTATACTTGCCATATTTGAAGATGCATCTCTTAATCCTTTTTCTATATTGTCAGGTATTCCATTATTATTTAAATCGGGAGCTTCTCTGTCACCTTCTTCAGGTTTAACTGTTTCTGCTGGTGCTGTCTCTCCAGTTCCTGTAGACGGCATGCTAGGAGTAGTTCCATCTTCTGTAACTAAGTAATAACCTTCAGGTACAGGATATATAGGAATATCTTTATCTCCTACATGAGGTATCATTATTACATATCCTGCAGCATTTTTATATTGTCTCATTACTAATTTAGCATCACCCATAACATCACCAAAACTAGGAGTAGTATTAGGTGTAACAACAGGTTTTGTAGGAACAGGTTGTGTAGGTAATGGTACAACAGAAGAAGCCGTAGTATAAGGTACATAACTAGTATTTGGATTGTTAGCTCTTTGCACATTTGTCATTGTAGGATTATTTGATGGTGTAACATTAACTCCTGTAGCTGCCTGTATTACACCACCTTCAGCCATTTCTACTTCTTTTCCTTCAGGTGATACAACGATTAAATCAGATATACCAAATGGCATATCATCAGGCATAGTAGCTTCATCACTATTGCCCATCTGACCCATTTGTTCCATTTTCTTTAAGCCCATTTTAGCTTGTTGGCGTAACCCCATTAATTTTTCAAGACCAATAAATCTTACAACATCTGCTGGAAATACAAACTCACCCTCGCTTAACTGTGCAGGTATATCATCTCGTACTTCTTTTTGGGTACTACCTACAGGTACATCATTACCTGACATAGGATCTACAGTACCGCCTTGATCTTTAAGACCACCATCTTCAAACATTTCCATTTGTTTTTTTATCATTGGAGTTCCACCTTTGTTAAATTTTCTCTCATACTTAACGCCCACACTATCTTTATTAAAATAAAATTTACCATTATTACCTAAAGTATATGTTACTGCCTTTTCACCAAAGTCTACACCTAAAGGGCCTACATCTAATCCTAAATCCCATTTAGTATAAGTATTTCCATCTTGTCCTTTGTAGTTACCCAAAGGAGATACACTTTTCATACCTACATTTGTAAAATCTTTATCTAAACGACCACGTAAACGAGCTGTTCCTTCATTATTTAATATAATGTTACCACTAACACTTGCACCAATTCTTTGTCCTTTTTCATTAACTATAAAAGCATCTTGACTTGATGTAGATTCCCAAGCACCGCCTCTAACATTAGCATCTAAATTTAAATTATCGCTTCTTAATAACGGAACTTCTTTACTTGCTTCTATATTAAATCGTTTTGAAGGCCCTTCTTGCTTGTACTCAATTCCTCCTCCTATAGTAGGATCATTAAAAAGACGATCGGATTGGTTTTCTACTGGTGTTACATTACTGCGACCATCAAGATTTGCTAATAAAGGATCTCTATTAAGTTTTAATCCTACTGATTCTGGAGTTACGCTATATGACTCTGCCATTATTTTAATACTTCATCTCTTAATTTTTGCAATCTACGTAGCGTGTAAATAGAACCTTGCGCTCTGTGAACTGCAACCATATTGTCTGATTGTTCCATAGTACGATATTGTTGTGTTATTAGTTCTTCTAAGTAGTTATTGAAGTTGGCCCATTCCTTCGGGCGGCTGACCAGCCCCTTGAGCTTGCTGAGTATTTCCTTGTCCATTGTTTCCACTAAATCCTTGTTCTTGCGGTGATGGTGCGATACCAGTACCTATTGTGCCGCCACCTGCTCCTGTTGGATCTGCTGGATTAGTTCCTGCTGCTGGTGGTGGGCCGCCTTCTGGGGGTATAGCTTGTTCTGGAGGTTGTTGGAAAGCCTTCATTAACTCTGCTTGTATAGCAGCTTCATTCATATTGTTAGTTACTTTATCTGGATCTAAGTCCATTGATTTTGCAATTTCACGTATAACATAATCAAACTTAGCAAACGGTGCTAATGCTGGATTAGAGGCAACTTGCATAAACTGCATCAGACGTTGACTGCGTACTTCGTTAGCCATAAGACTTTCTGTACCACGAGCCTTAACTTCTAAGTCACCTTTAATTGCAGGATCAAAATCAAACTGCATATTAAATCTAAACAACCCTTCACCTAAAGGCCTTAGTAAATAATCGTCTACATTCTTAATGACATTTTTAATGCCACCACTAGCAGCATTCATTAGCATACTAATACCTGAAGCTGTTCTACCTACTCCTGATACACCAGTCTGTCCATGAGAAAAACTAGGTAGTCCTGTGCTTTCATCTGCTAAGACTCTAGCCTTGTCAAATAACTGTAAGTTTTCTCCAGCTACATTAGGAAACTTCGTTCCAAAAATTGCTTGACCGGGTGCGCCACCCTGTCTTCTAAACACTTTTCCGGGATATACAGATAGATCCTGACCGGGAACTAGATTTGTTTCATCTACTTCAATAAGAAGATTACCAGATAATACAGCATTGTCAACAGCCATTCTCATAAAGCCATTCATTAATGTCTGAGTATCATCCATGTTTTCAGCTATACCTACGCCAAAGAAACTATATGGGTTAAGCTCATACGGTGCAGCCATGTAAGGTATACGTGCAGGTTTAAATGGATTAATAACCATTCGTAGTAGTTTGCCGTTACATATCCATACGTTAGTTTGTAATTCGTCTGTGTCTTCTAACTCATCAGGTATTTCTACACCTTGATCTTTAAGCATTTCTGTGTCACACATGCCCCAGTATTCTAGTACTTCAAATCTTTCTGTACCATGCTCTGGTGCGTAATCTGATAAGTCATCTTCCCAGTGTTCTCTATCATAGTTTTCACCTAGTTGTATAGCTTCATCTATAACGGTAGATCTAAAGTATGGTCGTTTTTTTAAGCCACGCATTTGTGTACGAGACATCTTGTGCCGTTCAATAACAAACTGTGCTTCTTCCATATTGTTAGCATCTGGATCAGGATAAAAATTCCATACAGATACATGAGATACTTGTGGAACTGTTTTTATAGTAGGCTCATATTCTCCACTATCATTCCAACTAGGGTACTCTTTATCTATAGCGAATGGGCCTTTCATTACGCCCGTACCAAACAAAGCCATTTCAAATGCTGTGCTTCGTAAGTGTTTAGATGCACTAGACTCTTCTAGTTGATCCTGTATTTTTTTCTGCATAGTCTTTGCCGCTATCATAGCTGGACTAAACGTAACTGCGGTAGGAGTTTTACCTGTTCCTTCTTTTAGATTATCTATATCCTGAAGATCATCTGCAATAGGGCCTAGTCTGTCTCGCAAGGTTTTTTCTGTTGCACCTGCTGGCATGTCCATTCCATCTCCTGAGAAACCGTATGGACTAGACTCTTCTCCTCTATCTCTAAGTTGTTCAGGTTCTTGAGGATCAAAATTAACATCTGCAATAACACCTTCAGGTAGTTCTGTAGGATCTACAGATAAAGGAAACTTATTGCCAGCAAATAATACATCAACTATTTGACCATATGCTGCTAATGTTTTTGTCTTTGTAACTTTAATAAACACACGAGATTTTTCAGCTTCTGTAAACTGTACGTCTGAACCATACAAACCTCTATAATTTCTGTATGACTTTAACCAGCGTGTTTCATCTTGTTGTCTGTAATCGTCTGCTCTTCTATATCTTTCCATTACAAATGGAATAATTGCAGATACATCAATATCTTCAATAACTGATTCTTCAGAATCTTCTAGTGAAACTACTTCGTCTTCAATAAATACTTCGTTTTCTTCTGCCATTTATTTTACCTTTAATAGCCAAATGTTGCATCTGCAATAGGCATTCTTGATGTTCGTGTATTGTTTGCATCGTAGTCAAATATACTAAACCTTGGTCTTGACATGATACCATATCTTAAAGCATCATACAAGTGGTCTTCTGAGGTTGTGTCAACGTCTTCTGGATTCTTTTTATCTATGGGTAACGCTGGTAGTTGAGCAATAAGGTTATTACAATTACTAAAAAATACTAATCGTGGTTCTTCTGTAAACTCGTCTATCTGTAATCTTCTGTGTACTTCGTTTTTACCTGCTACACGTGAGCCTTTACTTCTATCTGATGGCCTCCACCTGCAACCTCGTTGTACCATTTGTTCTGCTAGAGATGGGCCTGTATCACCACGTTTGTGCCATAGTGAGGAGTCAAGTACTCCGTATCTCATTCCACCATCACCAGCTTCTAGTTCTAATATCATATCTGCTAAATCAGTAGCTAGTACTTTGCTTACGTAAAGTTCTCTATATATGATAAGCTGTTCATTTGGGGATACAGCGAACCATACAACGCCTGATTTACTTCCATATCCGTAGTCACATGCTCTAAATCTAACCCAGTTGTTAGGTATATCAAAGGGTTCAACGACATGTACATTCCTATCAAACTCTGTAAATGCTGCACCTTCTTTGATATCCCAATCACCATCTAGTAACTGCCTACGTTGCTGTTCAGGTAGAGATAGAAGCATTGCTTCATAGTCACCTTGTTCAGCTAAGTATGGGTTATCTCTTAATCTAGCAGGTATAAACCTACGTTTAAATAAAGGTTTGCCTGCTTTCTCATGACCTGCTGGATACTTTAGGTCTTCTCCTGTTTCAATGTCTGTAGCATTAAATGGAGTATCTACCGCAGCAGGATCAATAAACATTTTTTTGACCCAGTGATGTCCTCTACCACCCGGATTTGTAGTAGCTCTCATAAAGACTGGTAAGTCGGGTGCAGTGGATCGTAGACGAGAGCGCATGTAGTTCCATGCGAATGGTGTGGGCCATTGTGTTAACTCGTCAAAACCTATCCAACTAAACGCCAGACCCTGATAACGCAAAGCATCATCCTCTCTGTCGAGGTATGACATCCACAATCTTGCACCAGATGGTGCGACCCACTGCATCTTTCTTTCTGACCACTTTATTCCCGGCCAGATTTTTGGATACATCTCTTGAGACTTAAATATAAGTTCTCTAAGCTCTTCTGTAGTATGTCGCAATAACAACCCAGAAAATGCAGGATGCCCCATATATCGTAACGGATCGGCAAGCATAGCATAGCTTTTTCCACCACCAGCCGAACCTCCATAAAGAACTTCTCTTTCACCTGCAGCAAGGAACTCAGTCTGAGGCCCATGATTAGGTTTAAATATAACATTATGTTGTTCTTCAATAGTCTCAATAGGATCAAGTTTTTCAATCTCTATTACTTTAGGTGGCTCTAGCTTCTTCTTCGCTGTAGCTTTCTTTTGAACCGACCCTTTGGCTTTCGATTTTTTCCGCTTTGGCGATTGCCTCTTTAGCATAGTCTGCCCATCTGCGTAGGCTTGCAGCTTGGTTGTTTCTTCTTTTTTCATTCTCTAAACGTTTCCTTAAACCTACATGAGATATGTATCTACCTGTATTACGAGTTAACCATTGAGATACTTCTCTATAAGAGTATTGCTTTAAATATCTTTTTGCTATTTCTAATTTATCTAGTTGGTCAGGTATAGGGTTTAATATGCCGTTATCTTTTGTGTCTACTTCGTAGCCAAAAGGTATAGTGCGAGAAATCTTAGGTATTGCTACCCATTCGTTTTCATCTTTTACGTCTGTAGGTTGTGGTAGTTTCCACTTACCAAGCGATCTAGTCATTATTTTCCGTGTTCTTAGGTGGCATTAACATTACTCCACCTTTAGCTTCTACTTGTACTTTCTCTGTCTTAACGAGTCCAGTACGATCCAGCAACTCTTTAGCTGCTGCCATCTTATCTCTTATGCCTAGCTCAGTAGGATCATATAGACCACCTACCATAGCCATTGCAGCTTTAGGAGCATTACGTGCCATATAGCTTTGTGTGCTTTCTAGTATTTCTTCTTTCATAGAATTGACAACTTCAGTAGTACTAGTAGCATCAGAATAACCTGCAAGTTTTTTAGCAGCGACTACATCACCACCTGCCCCATCAAAGAGTACAGATAAAAAAGTCTGCTGTCTTTCTGTTAGTTGTCTAGCCATGAGCCATCTCCAGTGCTTTTTCTTTTGTCTCATCGTTACGTCTAGTCCAGCCTTTACCAAAGGTGTCAAACGTAGACAGCTTTTCATAAAAACTTTGACGTGTGTAATGCATTTGTTCTATTATCTCATCTACTTCTACTTCAGCGACAGCTCGTAAAGTCATCGGGCCTATACCACCATCCTGCTCTACACCGACTATGCGTTGTAATGCTTTAGCAGATCGTGATACACCAGAATTAACAGCCCAGTCAAATACACAAAGATCAACCCCACTAGGAAGTTGATCACATTTAGCTCTATTCCAATAATTCTTTTTATAGATAGGTGCTACATCTTCGTGCGTCAAGTCACGCATTTCTTTAGGCGTAGTCTCTCTGCCTACCCACTTATCGTAGACTTTTTTAGTGACACCGTGGTTCGTTATTCCACCCGGATCTTTAGGATGATTTACAAAACCACCTTCGTGTTCCAGTATTATTTCTAAACACGTGTTATAGTTAGTTATCATTTTTTGCCGCCAAAGAACTTAGTTGCAGATCGTATGCCAAAGGATGCAGCAATAACCACTCCAAGAGAATAGCTATACCATTGTGGTGCTTCTCCTAGTGCAGTAAACCCTGCTGCTGCAATCTCACGACCCCAATCCCCACAGAAAGATAAAATAAATGGGCCGCTTAATAGCAGTGTCAACCATTCATCCTTCCATGAGTTCTGTGTCGCTTTCATCGCTTCCAGATCCCAGTCTATTTCACCTGTAGCAATCTTTAGATCTTTGGTAGCTTTAGCTTTCTGTACAGCAGTCTTACCTTCAATCCACGAACCTGCTAGTCCTGCAACTGGCCCGACAATATTACCCAGTAAACCAAACATTAGTTACCGCACTGGCATTTGTCACAGCAGTTACAAGGCATATTAAGTATTGCACGTATAACTCTATTTAGGTAGGCCATTGTTATGACCCACCCTTTTCTTTAAGAACGATACCGAAGATACCGCCTATAATACCTGCCCAAGTTAGTATAGGCAATGTAAACATAAACCCTAGTCCTACACCTGCAAGAGCAAGTGCTAGATAAGTTGTAGGTTCTTTAAGTCTTCCTTTAATCC